CTGACCTACAACAATACCATGAGTCACATTAGCTCCAAAGGTAATGGTGTTAGTCGCAGAAGCAATAGTAAAATCTAAACCTCCTACAGTAGTACCAGAAGTAATAATAGCAGTAGCACCACCACCTACACCAGCCCAACTTGCCGCAAACAAAGCACCAAGTAGTAAATCATCATAACCACCATATTGAATTTCTACATCAATGTTACCAGTACATTCAGCACCAGTTTGTATCAAGTCAGTTACTTGACGATCAGATCGAATAGAATTGCTAGTAATATTATCAATATTAAAAGCAAGACCCTCTCCAGTAAAGTTAATATCAGTCTGTTGCGTAGTAGGATTTACACCCCACGCAACTTCTTTCACATAAGATAAACCTGTTCTGTTAGTTGAAGCACCCATTATTTATTCCTCCATTGCATGAGTTAGATGCATTTTTTCCATCTGTAATATAGAAGCAAATTTGCTCTATATCTTTCTTCCATTTCACCAACTGGTACATAATCAAACTCATTAAAAGTTGAATCACCTACCTGTTGTTTTAAAAATAGTGTTATTAATTCATCAGCAATCTTTTTATTTCTATCAGTCCCCGAATCTTTTGGAGTAAATATACTCAATACTAGCAAACCTATCTTCTCATAAGAAATTAGTGTATTTCCTAAAGAAATTGGAGAAGCCTTACCGGGACGTATAAAGAAGTCTACAAATTCTTCAATGTTCTGATTGAACTTCTTATTTTCCCATCTTATAGGAACAGTAGTAAAGTTACTATTTAAGTAAGTAGCCAAATCTGCTCTTTCAGTTTGTAAAAGTCCCATTATTTAACACCAAGTTCTGTACGCAATACAGCATCCGCTTTTTTTACTGCATGTTCAAAAAAATGTGGATGTTGGGTAGAATACCCTTTATTTAGCATTTCAATGTAAGGAACAAAATTATATACAGTAGAATTAGAGTTCCACCGTATAGATGATAAATCAACTGGATCACCAACCGTTCTTCCAACATAATGACCTATTACCTCTTTTCTTGGCTCTAGGCTATTATCTAAATTATTATCTCCACCACTATTAGATACTCTCCAATTATAAGAAGCATACCCAGTTTTCTTGGGGGTATACTCAACTACAGTGTCAAAAAAAATTTGTACAGTTTTTCTATGTGCATTAGTTAAACCAATATCTAAATTTCCAAACCATCCACGAATTTCATCCATGAATACTCTAGTTTCTTTTGTCTTTGCAGTATTAGCAGGAAGTATGATAGTATCTTTTGCCATGATTACACCAATTCACTTCTTCTTACTTGAAGAACCCACATAGCATCAGCAGGATCAATTCTTACAGATTGAACTTCCCATCTAACTGAACCCTGCAATATATAATCGGTATCTTTTGGTACAAAAGGATAATCAATTTGGGGTATGAGTGCTTTTTTATCTTCTTTCTTAATTACCTCATCATCAATTTCTGCCAACTTGTATGAGGAAAAAATAATCATTACAGAAGAGTAATTTTGACCACCAGTTTCAACAGTAACATCAGTAGCAGGATTAACTACTAATGTTCCCATAGAATGATAAGTGCAGGATTTTCTAATATCATCAAATGCTTTCATACCTGAAGATATTGCACTTTGTATTGTTCCTGCTAATCCCATTTTATGCTCTCTGTAGTCTAATAACTCTTGTTCCTTCAATTAAACCACGAAGCATTTTTTTGATGTGGTCTGGTATTCTTGAAGAATCTGGTTTTTGAACCCCTTTATTTCTGTATTCAAGTTCTACAGTATCAGCTTTAATTCTTTTCAAATCTCCAGAAGCATCAAAACCTGCTCTGATACTTCCCTTTTCTGCAAGATCAAATGCCAATTCACATTGAGCATCTTTTACTATTTGGGGAATTTCATCTGTATCATAAGCATCAAAAGTTGATCTGGGCCATTGCATAGGTTGGTCTATGTCAGTTTTACTCTGTAACCATTTGAGTTGAGTATCAAGAAGCCTAGCTGAAGAAATCAGTGCAGCTTCTTGATTAATTTCAGCATCCCAAATAGCATAACCATATCTATCAGCAAGGTAAGTATTTGCATCAGTAAGAGATATATACGAATTTGTCCCAACTATAATAGTCATGGTCTATACCTATATCAAATTACTTATTTGGATATTTTATTTATAGCTAATTTATTTTTTGATTCAGCTTCTTCTTTCTTTTCTGCCTTCTTCTCTTCTTTCTTTTCTTCTTTGTCTTTTTTAATCTTGTCTTTCTTATCTTTCTTTTCTACTTCAGGTGCTTCTTTCAAGAATCCAGCTTTAATCATAATGTCGTACTGTTCGTTCTCACAATTAATAGCTTCACCATCTACTCTATATACTATTTTCATTTTACTGCCTCCAAGTGTCTTTAAATTACATGATGTTTAATACTAAAATAGTGAGAGGGGTAACTCTCTCACTATTTTTGACTAATTAAGATTAGTAACTTGCAAGCAAGGTAATCTTCCGAGAATCAAGAGCAAATGCACCAACCAAACAATCAATAGAGAGAGTAGTGGTTTTAGATGACATTGTATACCCCTTAACGATACGAAGAGAAATACCATTTGAAGAAACAGAAGTAGACCACTTATCTTCTGGAGCATCAAGTATGGGCATTGCAAAAGCAAGAGACTGACCATCAAATATAGCCCCCTGTTTCGTATAATTATGAGTCGTACCAATAACCGTCACAGCCGCACCATCAGGAATGATCTCATTAATAGGGTCAACAAGATCAATAGAAGTAGTGAGAGTAGTATCAGCAACAGCAGTTTTAACTATCAAAGGTCGTTTTACACCAGCAATAGCAAGATGATCACCAACTTTAAGAGTACCAGCGCCAAGAGCATCAGTAATAAGAACTGTATTACCAATCAAGTTGTCAGTAGCAACAGTGTTATCAGTCGTACCTGCGGCAGTACCAGGAGTAAATGCTGAAGTAGGGGTATCAAAGTTCAAACTAGAATACCAATCAATTCCCATTACCTGACCCATGATACCAGTAGCAAGAGTATCTTCACCACGACTACCACGAATCTGTGCCTGATTAAAGAAATCCTTTCCAAGCATAGTAGCCTCAAGAGAACCATCTACGATTGCAAAACGATTACGTCCCAACTGCTGAATATTAGCAGCTTTACGAGCAAGAGCCATATCTGCGGCAGTTTCCAACAGAGTATCAGAAACATAAAGTCCCTGACCATCCATTATCTTAGTAGCAACGTAAACATCAATGCTATTAGCAATAGAATAGATAGCAGGTTTAATTACCTGATCTGAGAAATTTTCAAAATCCATTGCCAGTTCTGAAGCAGTCAAAGCCACAGTAATATCAAAGTGTTTCTCAATCGTCATACTACGTTTTGATTCTCTGATGCCCTGCGTAACTGTAACAGTACTGAACTCTTCAGTAGTGTACTCAGGACGAATCTTGAAACCAATAGTATCGCCAACAGCATAGCCATTGGGTTTTACGTTAAAATCTGCTGATTTGTCTTTTGCACACATTCCTGCGATTACAAGAGAATCCTCCATGTGCGTAAGTGCTTCAGCACCAATCCAATCAATTTGTTCAAATGCATTTGCCATTTTACTTCCTCCATAAAAAAGTATAGCCGATAAGGATAAATTCCCCATCGGCTATTTGTTTTATATAGTTGAGCCGATGGTGATGTTGTCACCCCGACTCAATCGGATTGACTGTTTATTTACAATGTTAAACAGTTAGTCACTCAGTGACTTATTTTTATATTAACTTAATGTTATAATATTAAACATTAAATGTCAAGCATAAAATTACTTCTGGTTTTCTTTTTCCCACAATGCTTTATATTTACGATACCCAACCATATCTTTACGTTTTGCGGCATCAAGCATTTTAGCATGATTATCACTTCCACCACCAGCACCATCCCCAGTAAAACCAGCACCAGAACTCCCCGGCCAATAATGAGGAGCAATGGTTTTCAACGAATCAACCCAGTTTTTAGGATTAGCAATCAGATCACCAACTTTTAACAGATCACCATTATTATCTCTAGCTTCAACTGTAACCCCATCATCAGCTATTGAAAATACCCCACGACCTCTAGTAATAATATCCTGCAATGCTTCAGGACGTACTTTAGCAATAAGGGCTGCTTCACGAATAGTATCATCAATAGTTTTATTCTGAAATTTACTTCTCCACTTATTTTTCTTTGCTTTGTTATCCCTATTAAGGGCAGATTGTTCAGCTAACCTAGCTTCATAATCTGCTTTAGTGCTGGAAAGTTTAACATCAACTAGTTCTTCCAGTTTCTTACCTTCACGAAGAAGTTTCCCTTCTTCACTATTAATAAGAGCAAGTGCTTCTTTTGCAGATTTAATATCCAAGTCTCCAATAGTATCTTGAAGTGTCTTAAATTTTGTACTTGCTTTTTTAACTTCATCAAGAAGTTGTTTATTCTTAGATGACAAACCACTAATCTTTTCATCCATAGTAGCTGTTAAAGTAGAATTGTGTATTTCTTCTACTTTTGTTCTTAATCCTTCATCTTCAATCAATTCATCAAAAATACTCATAATCTTTCTCCTGTTTAATTAATTAGTGCCTATACTTCTTTTGAACCTACTTTAGTGGTGCTTTTACTTTCTTCTATTTCAATATCTCCGTTTGTATTGCCAGTAATATCCCCTACTGTTTCATTTCCATTATCATCCAGATTAGTATTTTTGTCTGGCTGTACATGAACTTCATTTAATTGAACTACATAATCTTCAAAAGATATAGTTTGATCAATAAGACCACTATTAACCATATATCTATGAATTACTTGTAAAGGAACTGTTTTAGCAAGATATCCTTGAACAACTTCTGCAATAATAGAGGAATCAGGAATATCTTGTGTAAGACTTGCTGGCTTATCAACAGTTACTTTTTCTATATCATACCCACCCCATTTACACATCAATTTAAGTGCATCAACAATAGCAGTTATAGCACTTAAATAAATACTGTAAATAGTACTAGATTGTACTGCCTGTCTAATTCTTAATGCTTCTGCGGCTTCTACACCATTTCTTGCTTCAAGCAATGCTACACCATGTCTAATAGCTTCTTCATATAGATCATTTATGTGTTTATTAACATGAATTAAAGCGGCAACATCAGTAATAGTATAGAAAAGTCTTGCGGCTGGATCAGATAAAGAAACAAGAACGCTTGAACCAACAACATTTGGAAGTTCTTCATCATTAGTAACACCAGTGGCACACAGAGTAGGATTACATGACAAAAATTCAGCATTACTTAAGTCTGCTTCTTTTCTGTATATCTGAATAGATGCATTAGCAACAGCAATAAGTGGGACAGGTTGCATATCATAACTATTATTTAGTGAACCAGCAATAAATACTGGAATTTCATCAATAGTTGCACCTTTAAATATAGGGGTTACTGCAAGATCAGACATTTCTACATTTTCTATTGATACTTTAACTGTGTACTGTCCAGCTTCATTAAGAGTTAGTGTCCTTTGTGATTCAATAGTTGTTTGAGAATAAATATCCTCTGATTCATCTAGCATTTCAGTAAAAACAGCTAGTTTTAAATTCTTAGCTGAATTTTTTATTTCTGTTTTCCAGTTAATAAAATCTTCTGCTTTATATCGTACAAAACGAAATTCATCTTTAGTATCATCTATATCTACAATAAGTGGAACTCGCCCAGTTTGCAGAATATCAATAATAATATCAAGGAATAACTGTTCAATAGATAAACCATCCTTAGTAGCAGATTTAAGAATATACTCTAATTCTGTTGGTACATTGAACTCAGGAAGTTTAGTAATAATAACACCCAAAGTTCCTTGTAAAGCATAAGAAGCAATCAAAGGAAAATGTGCTCTTTCTTTATAATCATCATAAGCATCTGCATACTCCCCGGACATTCCAGCAGGTCTAGGAAGATATTGTTCATTCTTACTCTTGATTCTTGATTCTCCTGCAACTGAATCTCGTATTCGTTCCCAATCTTTTGAAAACTCTATATATGATGGATGTTTAGTACTAGCACCATTAGTCATTGTAATTCCCCTTATATTTTAACTTTTCTTCTTGTAACACTTGTTTTCTTTTTTAACAATCCATAGCGTAAGGCATCATAAAGATGATCCTCTTGTTCGGTATTAGAAACTAAACAATTATTTACATAATACAAATGAGCTTGTTCAGTAGTTAAGTTATATACCATTTCTTCTTCGTAATTCCCACTCACATGAATAACCACAAGTTTGTGTTTCTCTTGTATTATGGAGTTTTGTCCAAAAAGTTCTTCCGCACATAGCACATTCTTTTTTGATTTTTCCTGCGAGTTGATCTGCACATTTTGTAGAACAGAATCTTTGTGTAGGATGTTTTGTAGTAAAAGGTTTAGCACAATTAAAGCACGTAAGTTCTCTTGTGGGAGTATTCTTTCTACATTTTTTAATATTATCTCTAAGTATTGCTTTACCTTTTTTAGATTTTCTCCATTTTTTAAGAACTTTGTACAAATCCCCACCTTTTTTAAGTCTTTTTTTAATGTGGTATCTTGAGTGATCTTCCGAATAAATGAGTTCAAGATTTTTAATCTTGTTTTTAAGTTTATTGTGGTTTTTGTGGTGAACTTCAAATCCTTTTGGTATTCTTCCAAAATTATCTTGCCATATTGCTCTGTGCAATAATGATGTTCCATTAAAAAAGATACTATTACTTGGATGACATTCCAAATATCTATTTTTTCTGCTGATAAATTTAATTCCTTTGTAGTATTTAATGATCTTTGGCATACTTCATCCCCTGATGATAGTTGTACTAAAGGAACAAGACCCACCCCTTCCACAAAAACTGGATGATCTGGAGTTCCTTTTAAAATAGCTCCATTTGATAAGTGTACAGTAACTACTTTAGATTTTCCAGTCATTCCAGCTTTAATTACTTTTCTTAAACCTATGGGGGTATCTACTAAATCTCCAACCATTACTTGTTCAATAGGTTTTTGTTTATCGTACATTTTTACTAATGTTCCTGCAACAAAGCAATTTACATCTTCTGGCTTTTTCTTATCTCTTTGTAATGATGTTAGTGTCCTTATATGATGATAGGCTGTATCAAAGAAATACAAACCTGGATTTTCTATTTCTTGCCTTTTTGCCGCACCTAACATTTGCCTCATTTGTGCAAGTCCAGCAACTCTACTACCAGAACCTTTGTATGCTCTTGTCCAATGCACTCCAAATCTACCTAGAGCATTAGCAACTGACTGTCCATCTTTAACTTCCCAAATTGAAGTATCAGCAGGACCGGGATAAACTTTTATTCCAAATGCAGTTTCAATAGCTTGATCTCTTTGTAATATTCTTTTTGCAATATCTTGTGATAAAGCTGCATCCCCTTCATTAGCAGTTCCATTCCATCCATATATTTCTTCAATTACAATAGATGTTCCTTTACTGAAATATCTATCACTGTCTGATTCACCATTACTAACAGCTATATAAGAAACAGCCCAAGGTTTTGCTTGTCCATAATCAAATGATCTAAATATTTTCCAACTTCTAGGAATAGTAAAAGGTTCAATTTCGTGAATATCTGATTCCCAAAGATCAGTGAAAGCACCACCAGCAATAATATCCCAACTTCCATGAATCCATGCTTTTCTTTTAATAGGATCATCTTGAGTTTGGGTCATTAGTTTTGCCCTATAGCCAGGATCAGCATCCAGCAAAATTTTGTTCTCAGTTAATCTTGATCTAATATATGTTCTGGATTGCCCATATTCATCAGTAAACTCTACACAAGAATTACTCTTTAAAGGAGGGGAAGTAGTATTGAATCTTTTCTTTACCCATTGATTTCCTATACCACCCGGATTACAGGTACTTCTATATTTCCTAGGACAATTAATATTACTACTACGATTACAGGACATCATAGTTATATAACATTCAGGAGTTGCCCAGTTAGTTAATTCTTCCCATCCACAGTTCTTATTTACTACATATCTTTTATGGGGAGAACTAACTACTTGGCTATTGTTTAATTCTGTTATATAGTGAGAGCAATCAGCAACAGTTAAATCTACTAAATGTCTATTATTTAAAGATGAAAAACTACATGAAGCCAACTCTGAAGAAAAATTCAAAGTGGACAGACGATATTCTTTACTATAAGGGTGAACGTAAGTTGTTCGGTGATCGAATGCATGAGTACTCTCCTTATCACCCTTATCGTGTAAACAAAAAATGGGTATTACTTTCTCGTAGAAAGATGGAAAGGTATCTTGGGCGTTTTCTGGAGTCCGATGAACTTGTTCATCATTGTGATCACAACAAGCAAAACGACTCAATAAAGAATTTAGAATTAATGCTATATTTTGAGCATAATCATCTGAAAGAGATTTGTAATCAATCCATGAGAATTGGTGTTCCAGAAACTGCGAAAATTCACGATTTGAACCCCGAATCAATTCGTTGTGCATTCCGAAGATTGATAAAAGTTGGTGTTCTTTCCCCTGAATTTGTTGACCAGATGTATTACCTTCATCGTCAAAGAATGAAACTAAAACAGAAGGCTTAAAACTATGTGATACATTAAGCACAGGCTTGGGCCCTTCTAAAGTCAAAACAAATTCACCTACTTCTATATCCTTTATTTTTTTAGTATACCCATTTCCCATTTTAACTAAAGTATTAGCATCAACACACCAAGGATACTCATGACCGTGATAATTCCAATAATCCTCTGGATCATTCATGAACCTTAGTAATAATTGTTCTCCTTCTTCAAATGTCCATATATGTTTACTAGAGTTATATTTAGCAGTAGGAAATATTTGGGGAATCCATTTGTAACATTTAGCAATAATATCTTCCAACTGAGGAAAAGATTGACGAAAAATAATTCCTCTCCAATCTGCCTCTAGCCCAGTTCCTACATCTTGGAGGTAATCCATTATTAGTACATCAGTATTATGGGTAACAACAAAATCCTTTGTAATAAAAAGTCTATTAGGATTATTTACTAAAATACAAATGGTTTTCTTTTTCTTTTTTAATTTCTTAATAGATACAATAGTTCTAACTAACCTTCCGTGCATATAATTATTATCAATACACCTTTCTTTTTTCCTACTTAATTGAAACAAATTCTTCTTATCAGGGAATTGTATATAAATATTATATGCGAGTTGTCCTTTCTTCTTTTCCCCTTTGTAAGTAAAAAATGTTTCTTTTTCTGTTATAGTACCCCACCCACCAAGAGATAATATTAATTGACGCACATCTTTTGCTAATTTTTTACTAACTGTACAATACGAACATCTTCCATCTGTATCTACATATCCATCTGTATCCATTAATCCTTGCAAACACAAAAGACGTTCTTCAACAGTACCTTTTAAAATTCTATTAGGAATAAATTTATTATTTGATTTTTTGCCTTGTAATCCGAATATTTTTAAATTATCTGCTATCTCGGAATTTCTTGAAATTCCATATTCTATAATAGAATTTTCATGTGTCTTTTTAAATCCCATTTTACAAATATAATTAGCAATTTCTTCATCTTTTGTTGTTATTCTTATTTCTTTACCAGAAATAGAACCATCCCCAATTATAAGACCAATTAAATAAGCATCTATTTTAGAATTGTACCTTTGACTATAAACTATTGGTTCTGGACATGGTACTAATGGGTTTTTATTTGGGTAATCTATTAATAATTTATATAAATCCTCTGTTCTATGAATACTTCCATAAAAATTCAAAGGTAAATAATTTCTAACTGTTTTCCCTTTTATTCTATTTGCAATTTTAGCAAACCATAAATGATCTCCGTCACATTTTAATTTAGTACCATCAGAAAATTTTATTTTATAAATATCTTGTTTGTTTCTCCTAAATACTTGAATTACACTTTGATTATTTCCATCAGGATTAGAAATAATAGAACCTTTTTTAAGATTCTTCATTTTATTCCATCCTGTAGGAGTAAGAACTTTCTCATTAGGTAAAAGTCCCTTGCCCCCACCACGGTTACCTTCAAGTAAGGTTTCCCATGTAGGGCAAGCCATAAATATTTCTTGACTTCCCTCTTGTGGAATCCAGATATGTTTAAGTGGATTAGTCATTTTGTAGTTTCTTCAACTCTGACATAGTAATAACACCACAATAATCATTAATTCTTTTCTTTTTCTTTTTGATTTTATATACTTTATTAGCTTTTTTCATTATTTCCACTTTTTTTAGTAGCATTTGCATTACTTCAGGATTCTCTTCTCTTTCTTTTTTCAATCTTTCCTTATTTTTCTTTCTCCATTCGGGGCAACCCCTGGTAATACACATCTGATCTACTATTTTTTTTCTTCTTTCTTT